AAGAGGACAAGGTTCGCCTTCTGATCGATCCGACGTCGACCTATGCGAAGTCGGCGGCGAACGCGATGGGCCGGGCGATTGACGAGGTGGTCGTCGACGCGCTGCGCGGCAACTCGTTCACTGGCGAAACCGGCTCCACCTCTGTCGCGCTTCCGGCCGGTCAGAAGGTTGCCCAAGGCGGCGCTGGCCTGTCGATCGCGAAATGGATCGCCGCCAAGCGGATCATGGATGCGAACGACGTCGACGCCGAGGGCCGCAAGATCGCCATGACGGCCGAACAGCTCGAAGACCTGTTGAACCTGACGCCGATCATCTCGGCCGACTACAACACGGTCAAAGCGCTGGTCGGCGGCGCCGTCAACACGTTCCTGGGCTTCGATGTGGTTCAGGTCAACGGCCTGCGCATCGATGGCACGAAGATCCTGCCGTTTGTCACGGGCGCTGACCGCGCCGTGATGTGCTGGCAGATGGACAACGTGGTGCTCGGCCTTGGCGCGGCGCCGTCGGCGCGTATCACCGAGCGCGCCGACAAGAACTACGCGACCCAAGTCTTCTTCTCGATGAGCATCGGGGCAACCCGGATGCAAGAGGTCGCGGTCGTGGAGATCAGCTGCCTCGAATAGCGCGACGGCGGCGGGTCGCCGTTTCTCGTTTTCCCATTCTTCATCGGAGTTCAATCCAATGGCTGTGTTTTATGGTCTCTATACCGGCGCGCGCACGACGGTGCCGCCGAGCCAAATCGACGGCGGCGTTCAAGGCGCACGTGTCCGCGTTTATCGCGAGAAAATCACCCTCGCGACGCAGACGACGTCGGACACGATCGTCATCGCGTATCCGAGCATCAGGGAGAGCTTCCTGTTCGGGCAGCACGCGACCAGCGTGACGCTTGGCTCGTCGACCATCGCGGTCGGCGTGACCGGCACGGTGGCCAAGTACAAGGCGGCTGCGACGTTTACGACGACGCTGACGCCGACGGTTTGGGGCGCGGTCGCGGCAATCACCGACTTCGATCCGCTGACGGCGGGCCAAGAGGTGTTCATCACGATCGCCGCGGCCTCGCTCCCGGCCGCGGGCACGTACTTCACCGACATGTTCTTCTGCGCCACGTAGCGCCACACAAGGGGACGGGCGGGGCCTGAGGCCTCGCCCGCTTTCACATGAGCACGCTCGGCGAATACTCCGAAGTCGCGATCTGCAACATGGCTTTGGCCGAACTTGGCCGGGGCCTGTCGATCACCGCCATGGACGAGGCGAGTACGGCCGCGCGCGCCTGCAAGCTGCACTACCCCTATGCGCGCGACGCCGTGTTGCGCTCGTACGATTGGAACTTCGCGGCGGCGCGCGTCGAATTGGCGGCAAACGCAACGGTTCCGGCGTTCGAATACGCGTTCGCCTACGACCTTCCGGCCGACTGCCTGCTCGTGCGCGCCGTCTTTGAGGGCGAGGCGGAGAAGTGGGTCGTGGAGGGGCGGCAAATCCTGACCGACATGAGCGCTCCGATCTTTGTGAAGTACACGCGGCTGGTCACCGACACTGCGCAGTTCGATCCGCTTTTCGTCGTCGCCCTGTCGGCGCGCCTGGCGTCTGAGATCGCCGTTAAGCTGTCTGAAAGCGTGAGCCGCGCGCAATCGCTGTGGCAGGTGTACCAGGCCAAGCTGACGGAAGCTCGGCGCCGCGATGCCCAAGAGGGCCAGCCTGAGAACCTGCCGCACGGCGATTGGCTGACGTCGCGCAACGATGGCGGCTTCCGGCCTTACCGCGACTGGAATGGCTCGTAGCGTCGTCGCGCAGCCGTCATTTGCGCGGGGGGAGTTGTCCCCCCGGCTTTACGGTCGCGTCGACACGCAGGCGTATCAGAGCGGTGCGGAGGCGATCGAGAACTTCATCGTGAGGCCGGAGGGCGGCCTCATGCGGCGGCACGGCACGCGCTTTGCCGGGGAGGCGAAGGATCACACCCGCGTCACGCGGATGGTGTCGTTCGTGTTCTCGACGGTTCAAGCCTACATGCTTGAGTTCGGGCACAACTACATCCGGGTGTGGAAGGACTACGCGCCGATCACGTCTTCGACGAAGACGATCACAGGGATCACCCAGGCGAACCCCGCCGTCGTGACCGCAACATCGCACGGCTTCAGCAACGGCGATCGTGTGATCATCACCGGTGTCGGCGGGATGGGGCAGGTCAACAATCGCGAGTTTACCGTCGCGAACCAGACGGCAAACACGTTCGAACTGTCGGGCGTTAACGCGACGGGTTACGACGCCTATACGTCGGGCGGCAGCGCATCGAAGATCTACGAGATCGTCTCGCCCTATGGCGAGAGCGATCTCGACGCTTTAACCTTTGCGCAGTCCGCCGACACCCTCTACATCGCGCACCCATCTTATGCGCCGCGCACGTTGACGCGCACCGCACACACGACGTGGACGTCGGCCACGTTGAGCCTGACCAGCGGCCCCTTCGCGCCGCTGAACTCGGATGACAGCATCCGCGTGCGGATCGAGCCGGCGGCTGCGGCGATCAAGAACTACCGCCCGGGCAAATCGATCACGGTCTACGCGAACGCGGACATATTCACGGCCGACCATGTCGGCGGTCTCTTCTACATGCGCGAGGTTCTGCTCGATCAGCTTGCGGTTGTCCCGTGGTCGCCGACGTCGAACGCGGCGCTCTCGGTCAACGACCAGCAATCGAATGACGGGAATGTTTATCTAGCGGTGTCAGGCACCGGCGGCACGGGACCGATCGCGCCAACGCACACGTCAGGCGACGCTTACGACAATATGACCAACGCGCCCAACAACTGGAAGTGGCGCTATCTGCACTCGCGCGACACGGTGGTGTTGATCACGGCCTTTACGAGCGCAAAAGAGGTGACGGCGACGATCATTTCGTTCTGCCCGCCCGGCTTCAATCAGCCGTCGAAGACGATCACGAATGCGGCCAACGACGGGTCTGGCAACATCCGCATCACGTCGACGGCGCACGGGCTCGCGGACGGCGACTACGTGTTCATCGCGAGCGTCGGCGGCACGACCGAAGCCAACGGCTACTGGCAGATCGAAGACGTGGGGACGAACACATTCGATCTTGTCGGATCGACTTTCACCAACGCCTACACGTCAGACGGCACTGCGCGTCGCTTTGCGACCTGGCTCTGGGCCTTTGGCGCGTTTTCGGCTGAGCGCGGCTTCCCGGCTTGTGTAGCTCTGCACGAGCAGCGCCTTTGTTTTGCCAACACCGAGGCGCAGCCGTTCGGGTTCTGGGCATCGAAATCGGGCGACTTTGTGAACTATAAGCTCGGCTCCGACGACGACGACACGATCAGCTATAACATCGCGGCCAATCAGGTCGACCCGGTCCGCTGGCTCGCCTCGGCGAGCGATCTTCTGATCGGAACGCTGGCTCAAGAGCTTGCTGCTTACGGCGGGGGGCTCGGCAACCCGATCACGCCGACGAACACGCGCATCGTTCCCCAATCGGGCGAAGGGTCGAACGGCGTGCCGCCGGTCAAGGTCGGGACCGAACTCGTCTTTGTAAACCGCGCGGGGCGGAAGATATTCGCCGCGCTTCTTCAGTCCGACGTCGGCTCTTACACGGCGACCGACTTGCTCGAGTTGGCCGAGCACCTGGCGGGCCCCGGCAAGATGATCGTGGCGACAGCCTGGGCCAAGAACCCGATGTCTGTGCTCTGGGTGTTGCGCAGCGACGGCGCGCTGCTGTCGATGACCTACCGGCGCGACCAGGGTCTTATCGCCTGGGCCAGGCACCCGATCGACGGAACGGTCGAAAGCATCGCGGTCATTCCCTCGCCGGACGGTACGACAGACGACCTCTGGCTGTCGGTCGCGCGCACAATCAACGGCGGCACGAAACGCTACATCGAATATCTGGCCGCACCGTTTGAACCGGAAAGCGCGACCGACAAGGATGAGATGGGGTTCGTCGACAGCGGGCTGCGCTACAGCGGTTCGGCCGCGGCGACCGTGACGGGGCTGTGGCATCTTGAGGGTCAGACCGTGAAGGTCGTGGCCGGCGGCGCCGTCCATCCCGACTGCGTGGTGACGAGCGGCAAGATCACGCTCGATGCTTCTTACGCGAACGTGTGGGTCGGCTTGGCCTACACGTCGCGCCTTCGCACGCTGCGTCTCGAAGGCGGGGCCATGGGCACCGCCCAAGCCAAGACGAAGCGGCCGGTGCGCATCACCGTGAGGGTGCTGAACGCGATCGGCGGCAAGGCGGGGCCGGGCGATGAAGCAACCATGGAGGAACTTGTCAGGCGCGAGCTTGATGACCCCATGGACGCAAGCCCCCCGATGAGGTCGGGCGACTACGACGTGTTTCCGTCGTCGGACTTCGACACGGCCGGCAAGATCGCGGTGGTTCAAGACGAACCGCTGCCCTTGGACATCCTGGCCGTCTTCCCCATGAACGCCGTGAGCGAGGGGTAGGGTTATGTGTATCGGTTCGGGTCTCGCTGACGGTGCAGCAAACTTGATGCAGGGCCTCGCCGATTTTCAAGGGGGCAAGGCTCAGGCGAAGGTGCTGCGGCAACAGGGTCAACAGGAGATCATATCCGCGAACGACGACGCGTCTCAGATCCGGCGAGAAGGCGAGCGCATCGAAGGGTCCAATCGCGCCGCTCTTGCTGCGTCTGGCCTCGACATGGGGTCGGCGAGCGCCCAGGCGATCGCCATGGAAGGCGCGAGCGAGATTCAGCGTGATGTTGATCTTACTTTGTACCGCGGCCGCGTCAGGGCGACCGAGTTGGAGAGTGAAGCGCGGATGGCAAAATATCGCGGCAAGGCATCGCTCATTAACTCTTCGCTGAAGGCCTATTCGTCCTTTGCCAAGTCCGCCGAGGCGGCGGCCAAGCCCGGCGCGAAGTAGTGGCCGAGCGTCGCGTCTATCGGCAGCAAATACGCGTGCCAGTCATGCGGGCGCCGACGGTCGACCGTGTCGACGTGTCTTCGGGCGTCATGGCTGTGGCCGATCAGATGCGCGAGGGCGAAGACCGCGCTCGCGCCGCGCAACTAAACGAGATCGAAGTTGGCATGGCGACCGAGGCCAGCAACATCCGGGAAGAGGGCCGGCGCCTGGACTGGCGCGAGAAGTTGCCAGAGTTCGAATCGCGAATGAACGAAATCAAGGCCAGCACCTTGGGCGCGATCAAGGATCCGCGCGTCAAACAGGCGGCTATGCAGTCGTTCGAGAGGCTCTACCTCAACGGCCGGGAGAACACCCGGCAGGATGCCTACGAGGGCGAGCGTGACCATCAGATCGCCACGACCGACAGCGCACTGGAACGCTTCGCGAAGGATGCCGCGTCGGCGCGCGACGGCGACGAGCGGCGCATCGCCATCGAGAACGGGACCAAGGCGGTCGCCAATCTGATCGATGCCGGGTTCATCGATGAGGTGCGCGGCAATCAGTGGGTGTCGAAGTTCAAGGGCTCTGCCGATCTGTTCACGGCTGAAGCATTGGCTGGGGCTGACCCGTACGTTGCGCGGAAGTTGTTCGGCAACCAGGCCGCGGCGCAGAAGCGGTTCCCCAACCTTGACCCTAGGCAAATCCTGAAGCTGCACGACGACGCTGACCGCGAGATAAAGTCCCGTGAAAGCGAGGCGCGCGCCGCGGCGAGCGTCAGGCGCCAAGAGATGATGTTCGACGTCCAGATGTGGGCGCAATCGAACGCACAGAGCGTTGCGGAGACGGGCAAGCCTGTCGCGCCGCCATACAGCGACGCCGACATGAAGGCCGTGCTGAAGCCCAAGCAGTACGACGCGATGATGCACGCCAATGCGCGCGCGTCTCAGCTGTTCGAAGCGACGGGCGACATGCGCACGCAGACGCCGGCCGAAATGCTGGCGACTGTGGAGAAGCTCCAGCCCAAGGGTGGGGAAGTCGATTACGCCGATCGTAAGGCGGTGTTTGAAGCGGCGGACACGATTCGCAAGCGCACGCTTGCGGCCCGCGCCGCTGACCCGGCTGCAGCCGCGCGGGCCTCCTTCCCCGAAGTGCAAAACCGCTGGCGCTTCTACGAAGAGAAGCCGCACCCGGCGCACCTTCGCGATGCGATCAAGGCGACATTAGCGGCCCAAGACGCGATGGGTGTGCCCGCGTCACAGCGCGCGCCAATGCCACATCAGATGGCGATCGCGGTGGCGGGGCAGATCAAAGGCGCGAAACCGGAGACCGCCGCCAAGACTTTGCGAGAG